CTTTCCTTGAAAAGTTGGGCCATTGGGGTCTGTGTTCAAAACATAGTGGGCTTGCTTGCCAGTTCGGTAAGCATCATTTTCATCCTTCAAAAGGGCGCTTTTGCCTTTAGCACCACGCGAAAGTTTCACGTAAGGAAATCCAACACTAGTTTTTACATCAATTCCAATCATAAACCCGGGTATACCATTTAATGTCTCCGAAAAGTCAAGCAGCCGCTTGGTTACTCCTTTGGGTTTGATCGTGGAAAGTACAGTTGCAATTGTCAAATAGGCAGTTTGAAATGCCTTTATAGGAAAAGTATGAGGTGCATCATTATATTTATTAAGAGCTATTGACATAGGTTTAATGCCAGCCTCTCGCACTTCAGGGTCAACTCGGGCATCATCAAGAGAGAAAGTTGGAGTAGCTCTCTTTGTAGAGAAGAATTCTGAATCTTCGGCCTCCAGCTCATTGGTAATCATAGATTTCTTAATTCGAGAGCGCTTGGCAGGCACAGATGCAAAAGCATTGGGTACAAGACCCCATGCAGGCAAATGTTGGCCATTTTGAATTTTCTTCTCTGCCTCAATTTTCTCTACATCTTCAGTCATGATAAAGGGCTGCAAATGATCATAAGACTCTTTCGTAAAAACTACAGGGTCTAATTTCTCAAGCAATTCCTCAATCATCTCTCGAGTTACAATCTGAGCCATGCATCGCTTGCTGTTGCCAGCAACATGGATGCCACATAGAATTCCGTCCACAGTATTATTATTGAGTAGAATTCCAGATCCACAATCTCCCTTGCCTGTGGGCAAGTGATAAGTAAGGCCACGTGCAATATATCGTTCAAAAATTGCTCCAGTCTCATCGCGATCTTCAATAACTCTTCGTTGAATGTCAATAGTAGCATGAGTTAATTCTGAGTGTAAGCCACGTTGCAAAACAATAGGCGCATTGCTATCCAACATGCTAATACAACTTTCTCGGATAAATGTATGTACAATATCTTTAAATTGATTAACAGAATTTGGAAGACGCAAAATTGCCCAATCTGAAGTTCCAAGTTCACCACCTTTATGCAACATTCCAGGTTCCATCCTGACATTTATGTCTCGGGATCCATGTCTCACAGTAAATTCAGCACCATAAGGTACAGATGAGAGGAAATGTTGGGGAACTAAAATATCGGTGTTCCTCACTGCAATGCCATGAACGGCAGGGGCTTCACCTGAAGCCTGGGTGTGAAAAGAGACAGTGTTACGCATAATGGCCAGGCGTTTCGCGGAAAAATTTTCATCAACTCCTTGCGGGCACATCAAGTCTACCATATCACGAGAAGACCGAGTCTTGATACCATGTTGCTCAAAAACTGATTGAACAGTCATTGCCAATTTCTTGGCATTTTGGGCACTTCCATCATAAACAATACCTTCAGGGGTTATGCGAATTTGCTTATTTATCTTGACAGAGCCATCGTAAACCAATGCATGCGCGATCAAGTTTTGCTCTTTTTCAACCTGTATTGCTACTTGTGAGATAGACTCCAATAATTGACCGCGATACGCTTCAGGAGCAGAATTGATGAATTGATCCAAAGTTTTTGAATCATAATCCAGCTTAGGAAT